AAACATATTGGTTGCTGTTATCCAATATTTGTTGGCTTTTGTGATAGTAGTCCACAACACAATCGTCAATAGTAAAACTAGAACTTTTAAACATATCTACCAATTTTACAAGAGTCTTGCCATTGAGTTTAAAATAATGTTCGTTTGAGCCCTTTTCATGATGATACTCTTTGCTGTTTGTTTTAACAGTATCTAGTTTGGCAATTAGCTTTTTACTAAAGGGAAATCGTACTTTGATCCACTGCCATTTTTCTTTGTAAGACTCGTAGGCCTTGTTAGGTCCTACCATATCCGTATGTGAAACTACACTGATAGTTTTACTTCTATCAATTTCTCTCAACGGCAATCTTGTGGGTATCTCGTCTAGCACTGTGCAGTTGTGTTGCTCTAACTGTGTTTTGTAACTTTGGATTTTGTTTATTACAAGATCATACTGACGATCTGTTAGAGCAATGCCTCTTTTACATTGTGCAGAGATACTATGAAGAATACCGCGATCAGATTCTACAACGCCAACAGTATCTATCAATAAATGTAAGATGTCTTCGATATAATGTGTCATGCTAAATTTATAGCATGTTATAACCGGTCTGTCAATCTTTTCAATGGCAAGCCCTGTGCAATCTCTTCTACAGTATACTCTGTCCATGCATAGTCGTTGATCCATTGCTGCCGGTTTGGCTTGCAGGGATTTTCTATGTCATGTAAAAAGTCTATATCGTTTGCAGCATCGTATGCTAGACTACTGGTTCCTACAAATGCAGGTACACCATTTATTACTGCTTGTATGCCCGGATTGCTGCTCCAACTTATTACTGCATGTGCTTTTGCAAAAGTCAAGTTATAATCGTCATAAGTGCCAGTTATATGTATCGGCTCCTGTCTATATACATTCTGATACTGATGCTCGATATGATCTAATCTACATCTAGGATGAGGTCTAAATATTATAGGCTTATCAGTGTATCTTTGTATTTGTTCAATGATGTTCATCGTCCATTGACTCATTGGAGGCATACCGTTCCACTGTAAACTTCGATCGTGCTGGCCGCATATTAAAATATATTCGCCAGACTCTTTCCAAGGTTTGGGTTCTAAACCAAATAGTTGTGCTCTTGACGAATCATTGTTTTTAGATCCAAAATAAGCATCTCTATTGATCCCGTTTAGACCCACCTTCCACGTGACACCTCTTTTGATGCCTCCGATTTCGAGGACGATGACTGGCTTACCGGTAGCTCGGCAATTATTCCACACACTACGGTTGCCAGACATGCGGCCGTGAAATAAAACACTCCAAATAACATGAACATCGGAATCGACATAATTAGTAGACTCACAAATGCTATGCCCACTGCTGATAATACTACGAGCAAAAGCATCAAAAACAAGACGTGAATTAAGCGCACCGTATTCTCTCCATAGTTTAAATTTCATTAGTAAATACTCCGTAGTATTTAACAAGGAAAACATCGTGCAATCAATTTCTTTTGTATCAACTTTTCATGCTCCTGTATTGGATTTGTACGGGCAACGATTTGTAGATAGTTTTAGTAAAAATATAGATCAAAAAATCAAACTGCTTTTGTATGCAGAGGATTGTATACCTGTGGTAAACGATGATCGCATTATTGTACTAGATCAAAAACAAACTTTGCCAAAACTTGTTGCATTCAAGGAACGTTGGAAGGATGTACCAAAAGCCAATGGTATACCACCAAATGATATACGAGCAAGACGTCCAAAAGACTGGCACAAAGAATTTAAATGGAATGCAGTGCGTTTTGCCAACAAAGTGTATGCAGTATTTGATGCCGCTGAGCGCTGCAACACAGATTGGATTGTATGGCTTGATGCTGATACTTATGTACATTCACCTGCAAGCGAAAAGGATCTATTACGCTTTACACCTAAGGATGCATGGATGAGTTATTTGGGTAGAGGAAAGAAATGGCCCGAATGTGGGTTTTATGGAATTAACTTGCGCAGTACAGAAGGTAAAGAATTTTTAAAAGAGTTTGAAGGTGTATATGAAGATGCCGAACGTGGAATTTTTACCATGGAAGAATGGCACGACAGTTATGTTTTTGAAGAAGTTAGAAAACGCATACAAGCCAAATATCCAAAGTCTGCTTATCACAATATCAGTGAAGGATTGATCAACGGAGAAGGGCATCCTTTTATCAACAGTGATCTAGGCAGGTATTTTGATCATTTAAAAGGCGATAGAAAAAATACAGGTAAAAGTAGTAAGTCTCGAGATTTAATTGTCAATCGCAACGAAAATTATTGGCAATAATTTCTCATATGGCGCCAGCAACTGCCGTTTTCTAATTCGTTGAAATTCCAGTGGAACATGCTAATACGTTCTAGCCAACGTTGTCTATCAAACTCTTTTGGTGTTTCTATCATACTAAAATCAGTATGAGCAACTTCTGCGCATTGACTTGTGCTAGGATCTGTTATGAATGCATGGTAGCCTTGTATAATTGGTCCTACTACAGCACTGCTATTATGATTAACAACTGCCCACGCTTTTTGCAAATCGTCTTCGAGCGGCCTGCCTTGGCTTATTTTAATATTTGGAAGATTTTTAATTAAGGTTTTATTTGGATTTAAATAATTTATTGCCTGCTTATCGCCAGGATGCGGTCTAATAATAATGTGTCTGTCGCTGTATTGTCTAATTTTTTTAATAGTTTGTAGTGTCCATTGTTGTACATCTTGACCCTCCATGCTCCAGCCGCCATTGCGTTGCAACATAATCACAATCCAAGCGCCTTTTTGTTTTTCATCTAGTAATTTTATATTTGTATCTTTTTGTATTTGTACCCATCTATTTGGATCAACATGATTGTCGCAGTAAATTCCAGTATTTGGAAAAATACCGTTAAAACTATACCTTAGATATCCATGCGGGTTATTTTTATTTGCAAATAAAAATAGGTTTGCATCTGCTGTGGCAGTATATTTGTTTTTAATTTTTTGAGTTTCGATTACATTTTTACGCAATAACAAATGCGCAGATCGATAATCTTGATGTACCCAACCTTGTATAACTCCTACATCGGCAGATAATATATTATCTCCGTCGTGCATTATTCCGGTATCACCGCAACGATTTACCCCAGATATGAATTTTTTTAATAATTCAATTTTTTGAGGGTTATTATTTTTACTAGGTACACTAGCTAAGTAGCTCACGACTTTCATTGAGTATCCTCCATGCTGTGCCATCTCTTAGTTCTTTAGCTGTAAATTGACAATAACTAAGATGTCTTGCTAGTATCATTTGTAACTCACGTGTTGGGTTGTTTAAATTATTAATTTCATTTATATTTGTATTACAAACAGCACTGGCAGCATTTGGTGCCAACGCAATAGCAGGCACTCCAAACAAAAATGCTTCTGTTGCTGCAATACTATTATAAGTTATCAAACAATAAACATCATCTGATAATGCTTGCCAGATAGTGTTATCCGTAACTCTTTCAGTTCTGCTAGGTTTTAATCTTATTTCGATAGGTCTATCTGTGTGTGCTTTAATTTCTGCTAAAGTAGAGTCCATCCATTCAGATAAATTTTTTCCGTAAAATTTCATAACTTTTTCGCTAGGAGGACATACTAGAATTTTTCTTCCTGTTTTGAATTCCCCAGGGATAAAATTTAATTTTCTTAATCGTAAGTCATCTCTAGGTATCAAAGGTCCTGTGTTTTGCAATCCATTAAAGGTTATTCTATGATATTCTTTTTTTGTATTAGGCTGAAGATATCCGGTATCAATAGCATAGAAATCTCTATTATTTTCCATGCAATGCTTTATTGCCTTTTGGCTTTTGCCGCCAAGTCCTCTAATTACAAGAGTAGTGTCATCTAAGTTTTTGTAGTTCCACTCTAGAATGCGTCCTCCTGCTCCTAATACAAAATCTTGCAAGTAAGGATCGTACATAAGTCCTTTAGCTTCTAAATTATAATCTTCTTTCGAAGGCGAAATAGCTGCAACCTTGACACCCATGCTTTCTTCCTTTAACCTTTTTATTTCTTTTTTAGTTTTATAAACACCCTCGTCAGGGTCGATTAGATTTTGTAGAGTCAATGTTAATAAATTTTTTTTTTGGTCTGATAGAGATAGATCATTTATGTCAACTATTCTATCATTTGTATATTGTAATTTGTTTTGATAATATACAGATTTGTTTTGATAATACAACACAGTTTTATTTAAATATTCTGCTTGAATCTTGTACCATTCATAGTTGTATTCGCAATTTTGACATGTTTCAAACCACGGACCGCCTTCAGTATAATGTAAAAATTTAGGAGATCCATCTTTGGGTTCTTGGTACCACCCTACAAGCCAATTCCATTCATGACTTAACTTTCCAATTTTTTCATCTGCTAACCAGCTAAATCGATGAAAATAAGCCCCAGGTTTTTCTATATCGTTTACAACTTCTTTTGTAAGAACTGAATTGCTAGGATGACCGCAGTTTATTAACATCATACTACTCCAGTTTTTACGTGGATATGTATGCTGTAATTGCCCATCCATCTTAACAGTTTCTTTTGGAGCGTAATCATGATGAGCACACATTACTGCATACTGATCGTTTGCCTGTGCAAACAAGTCAGCAATGTCAGTTAAGGCAACAAAGTCACAGTCTATAAACAGCGCCCAGCCATCAAATTCCATTATTTCTGGAATCAAAAATCTAGTAAAAGTAAATTCAGTACTAGCAAGAGCATCAATAGGACGGGTGTACATGCCTTCTTTTCTTAATAGCTTTTGTTTAATAGGAATTATTTCTACCGGCACACTAGAGTGTTTTTCAATGCTATGTTTAGCAACTTGATATGCAATATCTTCTCTGCTATCCCATCCTATAAAAATCTTTAATGGTTTAATCTCTTCGTTCAATGTCATTCTCCGTTAGTTCTTTTCCTAGCCATACTTCAATTACTTTAGCAGATTTGTTGTCCATATTTATAGCCTTGTGCCAATAGCCTGTAGGAATGTCAATGCTATCTCCCGGTATTAACAGATGTTCTGAACGTTTACCGTTGCGATCTTCTAATAACATAGTAATAACACCGTCGACAACGTGCCAGTGTTCGCTGCGTTTAAAGTGTCGTTGATCGCTTAAACTTTTGCCAGCATCAAACTCTAGTTGTTTTACTTGCCAGTCTTTGCTGCTATCGAGTACAGTATATCTACCCCATGCACGTTCTGTAGTTGGCTGACTCCAACTTTTAAGTATCCAACTACTGCTATTTTTTTTGTCTTCGCCGCCAGTGCCCCACGCAAATTCCACATCAGGGTGAGTTTTGTATGCAACATATTCCGGAATATTACTGATGTTTCTATCACCGCCGTTGGCTAATACAACTTTCCAATCGTTGCCTTTTGTTGATAATATTTTTGCAATTGCTCCGCAGGCGCTTCCTTGTTCGTCGTCTTCAAAATCAATTACCTCGTCAACGCATGATAATTCTTTAATAATAGCAGCACGTTCATTCCATGGCATAAATGGACGACCTTTTTTTCTTGTCAGCCACGCATCACTGTTTAGACCCACAATCAAATGATCGCCAAGATCTTTTGCTGCTTTAAAATAGGCAATGTGTCCGCTGTGCAACGGGTCAAAGCCGCCGGTAACTAAAATTATTTTGCTCATGTAGATATTTATATGGTACTTTAATGAATATCTATTGTTCTGATCCAGTCGCTGAAATTACATTCTTTGAATTCAATTGAACTATGCACATACCATGTTTCAAATATTTTATCGCTGTCAGGATAAAGATAAACATTGTTAACTGCTATTTTATAACCGTTGTTAGATAAAAAAGAATTTACGTTTTCGCGTAAGTCGATATCTGATTGATATATGTCATGCTCAAATGTAATACATTCAAATTCGATTCCTTGATTGATCACACGTTTTAATGCAGAAAATGTATTAGTCACAGGTTCTATATCGCAGCTTAGATATCCAATTTTGTTAGTTAGATTGTTTTCTTGATTAGCTTGTAAGTAATCAAATGTAATAGCGTCTGCAAAATATATTTTATTTTTTCTTTGAGTCTTATTCCAGAAGCGTTGCCATTTTGTATTAAACTCTATGCTATATCCTGTATATTCATTGTTTTCTAAAAGATAGGTATTGTTTCTTTTTATCGGCCTGTTAGCCCCAATTTCTATATAAGTTTTTTTGGTACATACTTGCAAAGCAAATAAGTCTTGAAATGATTGACTATTGCTTTCCATTATTCTCTCATTCCATTAAACACTGTCTTTTTAAATTTGCTGTTATCATTGTGTATACTTTGAATTAAATCATAATTTAAGTTTAATTCTTGAAGTAATGCTGCAATGGCTTGTGTATCTTTAGGCAAACACATTCCGCCGTAGCCTCTTAAATCAGGATTTACATCTAGGTACATATCGGTTGCTTTTCCGGTTTTTATATAGGCATTTTTAATTGTGGCATAGTCACAGTCGAGTTTGTTGCAAATTTCATACATAACGTTTGCAAATGTAACTCTTAAAGCAGCATATACATTGTTATAGTATTTTAATACTTCTGCTTCGTTAGGAGTAAGGTGTTCGGTATGTTCTGGAAGATTGCCGTGTGCTCTAACGACTTTCCTATATACCCATATATCATGTGTTCCAACTGCTAGCAACTTATGATTGTTTATAAAGTCATCAGCAGCACAGCGTTCTCTCAAAAATTCTGGTACAAAACAAACTGTAAGATTTTTATAGGTATCTATCATACGTTGTGTAAAGCCTGGAACTACTGTGCTGCGAATAGCAATTATTCCTTTATAGTTCGTCAAATATAATTCTTCAATTACATTTTCAATAATACTAGTATCACAACTGCCGTCCGCAGCTTGAGGAGTTGGTACACATAAAAATACAACTTCAGCATCTAATACATTTTGAAGTTTTGTATTAAGTTTTATATCGTGTACACTAATTTCGTGACCTAAATATTCAAAACCGTGTTTGTTAGCGGATCCAACTGCGCCTAATCCCACAATACCAATTTTCATAATAAACTTTCTACTGTTTTTCGTAAACCCGTTTCGAGTTTAGTATACTTATCAAAATTTGTAAGACGATGAACTAGTGTTGTATCTGGGCATCTACGTTTTGCACTTCCGATCGGACCGGGCATAATTTCTAATTTATCTGGATTTATGCCCATTATTCCCATAATTATTTTTGCCACTACGCTGATTCTAACTTCTTCGTTACGCCCTACGTTTACAATATAACCGTTGTGATTCTTAACCAGTCTGTGTGTCATTTCTACAGCATCGTCTATGTAACAAAAACTTCTAGTATCGTCCCCTTTGATATAATAGGATCCTTGGTTACAACGTTCTACAAATTCGTTTACAAAATGATCTTTTTGTCCAGGGCCGTATATATTAAAATAACGTATAACTAACCAAGGAGACCCGCAATTGGCAACTAGGTTTTCGCCGAGCGCTTTTGGAATACTATAACTCCATCTTGGATTTGTAATGTCTTTAAACATAACTGGTACTTGCTCATCAGTTGGCACAGGGTAATAACCTTCATCAATTGCTCCGTTGAATATTTCGCATGTGCTGGTAAACACAATTTTGGTATTGGTATTTTGATATCTGTGTACAAGATTAAAAGTTGGTAATGTGTTGTTTGTTGCAACTTCAGTAGGATGTTCGTAAAAAAGTCTTGTACCATTAGTTGCTGCCATATGTACTAGTACATCACAGTCTGGACTATCATAAGCTATTCTAGGATTACACAAATCTTCACCCGACTGCTTATCAAATGTTTTTATAATATCTACAGTGTTGTCTTTAGATGCATGAGTTAAATAATGACTACCTATAAATCCTTTATGGCCAGTTAAAACTATTTTCATTATTTGCGTGTGGCTTTCTTAAAGTACGTGTCTCTATCTTCTTTTCTATCGCCCTTGTAATGACACATAAAGTTTTTAAATCTAATATCAAAGTGTCCTTTACCGATATTTAGAGGACTTATATTTTGTCCTTTTATTAGATTTTTATCAATAAACTCGTCTTTAACAGCATCGAATACATGACAATCTAACTGAGCTGGTAAATTATAAATTTCATCTGTGTTATAATACCATTCCCATTTGTTGAAAAAGTTAGTGGCATTATTGTTTGTCATGTCAAATGCTAGCCATCCTGTTTCTGTATATCTATCAGGTCTTCCTAAATAACTTACAAAACTTTCTGCATCAAGATGACTATTAAGATATTCTTTTGTTATTGGTGCAAGTATTTCTGTATCAGCATCTAACCAAATCAATTTATCGGTGGTGCAATTTTGTGCAGCATGAATAATACAATAACTTTTATGACTAAATCTTACCGCGTCAAAAAGAAACCCTTTTGTTCCTTCAGGAACATGACGAGATTTATTACGAGTTTTAAATTCTACTAAATTAGGACAATTGTCTGCTAGTATCAAATTATACCAATTGTTAGTATTTTCAAATAAAGGAGAATCGGTATAAACAACAACTTTAATATTATTATCGAGATATTTTTCTAAACTTGCCATAAAATAATGAGCGTAATCTTTATAGTTTTTGTCACTAAATGTTGTTGTAATTGTAATTGTCATACTACCATCCAAATATATAATCTTTTCTAACGTTTGTTATTTCTTTAGCACCTAATTTTTTTAGATATGTTGCAGCGCAATACTCTGATTCAGGGTGCTGTTCTACAACAATAATAGGCTTGTATTTTAATATAGTTTGTTCGCCGCCTTTGATTACTTCTAGTTCGTGGCCTTCGCAATCTATCTTCAACAATCCAAATCTTGGTAAATTCAAATCGTCAAGACGTTTGATATCTATACTGCCTTGACCTATTTCGCTAACGTAGCTACTACCTGTATTTTCAGCATCATATACCATTTCGACTTTGTCGTTTACACTACCTAACGCATGTTTGTGTATTTCAATGTTTAGTCCTACTACGTTGCGTTCTAAACAACTGTATACTTGTTCTAAAGGTTCAAATGCAATAACGTGATTAAATATTTTTGTTAGTGGTCTTGACCACAAACCAACATTAGCACCTACGTCAATTGCTATGTTAAAATCTTTTACATGTTTATATGCTTCGTCTCTTGTATCGTCTTGATATTCAGCTGGCCCACCGTTTTTAATACGCTTGGATATTAGTCTTTCAAAATGACTGTCTGTGCTTGGCATCCAATAATCATATACTAATTTCATAGTGTTGCGTCTTCCATACCTGCTACTCGTAATTTAACTATATTAGTTATCTGCCATTGCTTTTGATCCAGTGCCTTTAGTACGCCTAACCATTTATTGCGTAGCAATGCAAACTCGTTGATAATCTTTTCATAATCCACTACGTCTGCTTCGCCGTCAACGTATTTTTCAACATCACGACTACTCAGAGCACGTTGATAATTTTCAAGATATTTTTTGAAAAAAGAGCTGCGCAATCTGCGCAACTCTATGTTTAGATATTCTAGTATTGCTTCAATTTCTTGAAGTTGATTGAATCGATGTTCTACTATGCCAGGCATTTCAGCTGCGGCTCGTTCAAGACTGCCTTTTATTTTAACTTCATGCTTTGCTTGAACAAGTTCGTCTTCAAAGTATTTTATTGCAGCAGGAATTTCGCTGATATCTCGACTTACGCGACTGTACCATCCCATTAGTCATCCCACTCTTCATCTTCGTCGGTATCCATTTCTAGATAATACTGAATAGCAGCATCTAGATGTTTATCGGTGCCTAATAGTTCTGCCAATCGAGTGTCATCTACTCCATAATCGATAAGCACGTCAACATATTTTTCTGCTGCTAGTTCAACATTTTTCTTGTCAAAGTATTCTTTAAACAACATCCAGACATCGGCAAAGAATTCGTCGTTCATTATTCAGTGTACTCCTCGTTATGATCAATCACAGATTCTTCGTCTGTGTTGTCGATATTTACCATTAGTGCTTCTTTTGCTGGTAAATCATTCATGATCATTTCCAATAGTTCGCCTGTCCAATTCTTGCGATATTCCAATGTTTCTTTGCCTTCGCTGCTGACATACTTGTAGCGATTGCCTACTTTTTCAAGCAGATTTTTTGCTTCAAATAAATCAAATAAGCCCGAGTAAGGATCCATGCCTGTTTCGTAAGGAATCTTAACCTGAACACTTTCAAACGGTTTAGCGTAACGTGTTTTCATAACTTTACACGCTGCTCTAATACCGTTTACAGTTGAAGTTTTGTTACCGTCCTCGTCTTCTTTGAGTTTTAGCTTTTTCATAGCTACAACCATTGAACTGGCATACACAAATCCGCTACCACCTGAAATCTTGTCATCAGGATCGAACATGTCTTGGCTAGCGTATGTGTGGTTGGTAACAACCATGCCCACGTTATGGGCACCAAACATGTTAACACAGTTAGTAACCAGTGCTTTAAGTGCTTTGGCCTTACGACCCATATCACCCTTCATATCGCCTGCGTCAAACTGATTGACTTCAGTAGGAGTCATTAGCATACCCAAGCTGTCAATGACAAACAATACCTTTGGACGGTCTTCTTCTTTCATGTTGCGATAATCGTCCATAAATGTTGAAATAGTTTTAGCAACATCGTCGATCATAGCCATGTTTAGTTTTAGCAGTTTGTCTTCACTGGTTTCGACACCAAGTGCTTGTAGCCAACTTTCGTCAAGAGCATTTTCGCTGTCAATAAGAACAACAAAGATGTTTTGTTCTTGAGCGTGTTTTACAATATTACCGCTTACAATATATGATTTGCCAGCGCCCGATTCGCCTGCAAATACACTTACTTTGCCCAGTGGAATACCTTTGCGGAAATCGCCACTGAGTAAATAGTTTAAAGCATAATTACCAGTTGAGATCCAATCAGTTGGATCATTGAATCCGGCACTCATACCTTTGATAGATTTTGTTAATGAATTTCGAAACTTTGAAGGATCGAATGCTTTAGTAGCCATGTGTTACTCCTAATCTAAAAAAGCTTGAACTATAAAGGGTTACATTAAAAAATGTAACCCTTTTTGTATCAATTACTGATTCTGACGTGCGCGAATCATTGCAAGGATATCTTTTGCACCACCGCCTGCTGGTGCAGATTCGGTTGCTGCTTTAGGAGCAGATGCAGTATCTCGTGCTGCTTGTTCTGTTGACTTAAACGGAATACCATCGTCATCTTCGTCTACAATTGGTGCACTCTGGCTTGTAGCAGTAGCACGAGGGCTTGCTGCTACATTAGGATCACCGGTACGTGCTGCCATACCTGCAGGACGGAAGTATTGACCCCAACGATCGGCATCGTATGCTTCGCCGTCCACACTTGCTTCGAACATTTCTTTTAGTACTTTAACTTCCACATCAGTGGGCTTCTTAGGAAGGAAGTCACTGAGATTAAACAATCCGTGTTCGTTAACCGCTTTCATTTCAGCGTCACTAAGCGGACGTTCTCTACGTGCCCAGTTACTTGCACCATAGTCTGCGTAACCACCTTTGGAACCTTTGCTAAGACGGAAATCAACGCCAGCAGTATAATCTGTTGGCAGTTCTTCCATATCAGGATCCATAAGTGCTGCTTTGATAAGTTGGAAAATTTGTGGTCCAATAATAAATCTACGAATTGGATTTTCAGGCTTGGTGTCTTCTTGAATAGGATTGTCAGTAACGAATCCTTGGAAGATATAGCTACGTTTTTTCCAATACTTGCGACCCATGTCCTCAAGGGTTGCATCTTTGAACCAGCCGCGAACCTCATTGAGAATTGGGCAAGTTTCACCGTACATTTCCATACACGGAACCTGTACTTGTACTGGACGACTATCGGTTTCGCCTTTAACGCCTGCAAAAGGCAGTTTGATCATAAGACGTTCTGCCCAGAAAAATGTATTGTTAGTGTTTCCATCAGGAAGGAAGCGTAGCGTTGCTTGATCGCCTTCTTTCATATTCCAAAATGGATAAATTGCGTTGTCGCCGCCGCCTGTAGAACCACCTGTTGGGCGTGTTTCTTGTTCTTTGAGCTTTGCTCTGATTTCTGCTAGTGATGCCATAGTTTTGCCTCCTATATAATGCCTATGTGCTTTGTGCCTAATATGTGCAGCACTCTTACATACTACACATGTTTATTTATCTTGTCAACAAGATTTTTTAATATTTTAAATGTGTTAGCCGATTATCTTAAACCGGCTAACTTTAATATGTCTGTAGATT